CTAAGAAAAAAATCGACCTGTCTCTAGATAGTGAATCTCAATTCTCTCCATATATGATTAATAGATGGATGTCAATGTATTCTGACGAAATGCTAGTTATTATTAATAATACATCTAACAAATACGGTGGGCTATTTAAGAATAAGGATCAGCAATATAACTGGTATTTTAATTTATTTCCAAAGATTCGATTTAAAAAGATACAGTATATTAAGAAGAATAAAAAAGCAAAAGAAGAAATTAAAGAAGATAATTTACCGCTTATAGCAAAGAATAAAGAAATTAGTGTGAGAGAGTTAAGACTCTATAAGGATTTTTTCGATAGTTGATAAAAAAATTTTAACAAATATATAATAACATGCGAGCTAATATAGACCAATTACTGCCTGAGCGCGGGCTAATACAAATCTCAGCCGACTCAGCAGTCGATATGGATATTGATAATTTTAAACTAACACGTCTTCATGGGGATGTTTTATTTTGCGAATACATTGATATGTCAGAAGATGGAGAGTCTATTTTGAGAAATGGTATTTATGTTCCGTTGCATGCTCAAACAAAAGCTTGGCGCAAAGCCAGAGTAGTAATAGCGGGAGTTGAGGCTAAATGGACTAAAGAAGATGAAATTGTAATGTTTCCAAATAACTATGGGGTTGGTATTGAAAATTTAGAAATTGACGGAAAAGGAAAAATTAAGCACGGGGTATTTCTAAATGAGTCTAGAATATTCGGAGTTTGCGCAAAATCAGAATAATATGAAAATTGGTAGAGCTAGTTTACAGTCTTTGCTTCTCAATAATGTGGCAGAGATTAGATTTAGACGTCGAAGCAATGATCCGACAAGACCTCCGTATAGAACGATGCTGTGCACTAATAGCGATGATATTTTAAAAGGTATTAATGGTCAAATAACTTTGAACTTTGACCCGCCTAATCAAGGCCCGAAATATAACCCTGCTTCAAAAAATATTGTTATTACATGGGATATTTTAATGCAGGAATTTAGAGCTGTATCGATGGATGATTGTGAATTACTAAACCAATATCCGGCGGGTGAAGAGTTTTGGAAGGTCTTTAATGAAAAATTTTACCCTATGTCAGCAGAACAAAAAGTCCTCTACATGAACGCATGATTAATAAAGAGTCTATAGAAAAGAAAATATCGAATCTATTACAGCGAAATGTAAAATTTATTATTAATAATAAAGTTATTCGCAGCGGTAAGCTATTAATCTTTAACATTAAAGATTTTTATGCAAGCTTCACGATTGTATCTGAGAATGATACAAAGGTGTATGAATTGCCTTATCCTTTTTCAGTTAATATTGAGGAGAATAGAGTAGAGTTTGATTATACTTTAGACACTCTTGCAGGTAATAACACAATGCTTCTTTATAAGTTAAAGGTATTAAACAGAGTGAAGAAAAACAAAATGTTTAATAATAAGGTGGTTATACAATTTGATATTTAAATTTTAGATATTATATTAGATAATGCTTATATCTAATTTTCCGACCGGGGTTTCGCCTAGACCGGCGCAAATAGATCTTATTAATAAGATCGAAAAAGCTTTCGAGGAATACGATATTGTTATATGTAGCGCGCCTACAGGAACTGGTAAATCTTTTCTATCTAAAACTCTTGCTAATGCGAGTAAATCGCCAGATGAAGAATTCGTCGACGACATAACTTCTTATAGGGCGTTTCGACAAGATTATGAAGAGGTTTGGTCTAATCAGGGAGCAGCAGTATTGACAATAACCAAAGCTCTTCAAGACCAATATACATCGTTATTCGATGATTGCGAATCCCTGAAAGGTAAAGGTAATTATAGATGCGCTGTAGATCCAAACTGCGATGTTGAAATAGCGCCGTGTTTATATTTGCCAAAATTAAAAAAAGAATGTTGGTCTAAAAATAAATGCCCGTATTATGAGCAGCGCAATAGAGCATTATCGAGCAAATTCTCGACCTATAATTATGATATGTTTTTCGCGCTCCCTACTAATTTAAAATATAAAGACTATTTAATTTGCGATGAGGCGAGTGAAATCGAAGACCAGCTAGTTAAGCACTTCACGCTTAATCTAACTGAGAAGACTTTAAAGTTTTTAGATATTAAAGCTAAGCTTCCGAATGTAACTAACTATAATACATTTTATAAATGGCTTGTCGATTTAAATTCTTTGGTTTCTGATTTAGTAGTAGAGTTAAAACAGCTTATTGGATCAAATAAAAAAACAGAAAAAGATGTTACTAAATTTAAAGCGTTGTCAAGGCTAAATGATAAGGTGAAGCTTATTGTTAATTCGTGGGAAAATTGTCAATATGTTCTTACTAAGAAAAAAGACTCAATTACTGTTACCCCGTTATATATTTCTTCTCTATCTTCTGAGATTTTTAAATACGGTAAAAAGATACTTTTAATGTCTGCGACAATTATTGATCCTCAAAATTTTGCTAAAACTCTCGGCATTGAAAAGTATAAATTTATCGAATCCGAATCTCCATTCAATCCAGAGAGGTCCCCTATTTTTATTTCGTCAAAATATAAATTAAACTATCAAAACCTACAACAAAACTTGCCAAAGGTCGCTGATTTAATTCAGCAAATTTGTGATGAGCATCATAATACTGACAAGGGGGTAATTCATACTCATACAAGTAGTATAACTGAGTTTTTAAAGAACAGACTTAAAGGGGATAGATTTCAATATAGATATGAGGAAGTAAACAATGAGAAACTTTTGCAAGAGCATATTGCAGCAGACTTTGCAAGCGTATTAGTTAGCCCTTCTATTACCCATGGGGTAGATTTAAAGGATGATTTAGCTCGATTTCAAATAATTGTTAAATTGCCATATATGCCTTTAGGGGATGATCGTATTAAAAAGCTATTCGAAGAAGATTCAAATTGGTATACTAATAAAATGCTATCAAGCTTAGTTCAGGCTTGTGGTAGAGGGGTTAGAAGCCAGGAGGATTGGTGTGTTACTTATATTCTTGACGGAAGCGCGGTAAGTGTAGTTCAGCGAACTAAAGATAAATTGCCTAAATTCTTCCTTGATAGAATTCAGTAAATAAATAATAATGTGAAGAGTAGAGCGTTTAGTTGGGAAATACATGACCTTGTTGGTCAATTTGTAGCTGCATTTGACGATGTAGTTATCGGACGCTTCAATCGCGAACGAGAAGAAAAAGATAAAATTCAAGTTGCGTATGTTTATCAGCCTAAGGCGCGTGTTCTCCATGATATTGAAAATCGAGCTCAAAATTTAAAGTTGCCGATTGGCTCAATTGTTATTGAAAGTATATCAAGAAATAATAATAGAGCTTTCAATAAGATTGAAGGATTTACCTATCCGGCAAGAAGGCAGGATAAATTTACGAAGCAGACGGTAAAAATACCTCCGGTTGTTCCGATTGATATTAAAATAAAATTGTCCTTGCTTGCAACTTATCAAACAGATATAGATCAATTAATATCTAACTTTGCAGCGTACGCTAATCCGTATATTATTATATCCTGGAAGGTGCCAGAAGAGTTCGGACTTCCTGTCACAATGCCAATTAATACTAAGGTAGAGTGGGATGGCAATATAGCAATTACATACCCTCTTGATATTAATCATTCATCTAGATCGGTTATAACTGCTGATGCGTCATTTACTATAGAGGGATGGCTGTTTAAAGATATTGTTGATCCTATTAATAATATCTTCTTTATCGACGCTAATTTTCATAATACAAGAATCCTATCAGCAGGAAACTTTATTACATATGATGATTATGCTACTCTGTCTGGGGCTGATTATGATTACAGCGAAGGCCAGCTAACTGTGACGGAGGTAGATACGGTCAGTATATCTGGCTCACCTACTATAACTAACGTATTTTACTCTCCATCAGGCGCCGGGCGCGGAGCATTCCCGCTAATTAATACAAATTATACTATTACAAATCCAGGCGATATTATTCTGTATGGTAAGCGCTTTAATTATACAAGAAATGTTTATGTTAGTGCAAATACTCCCGCTTTATACGGATCATTAACCGCTGTTAATTTTAAATATTTCCCTTCACTTACAGCGGCTCCTCTGCCATTAAGTTCATATAGAGTTATCACAGATAATATTATGGAAATAACTCTCCCTAATATTACAAATAACGGAAGCTTCAATATCGTAGTAGATACAATCGTGGGGTGGGATACGAGCTATAGCGCTATGTCCGGGTATTTTATTACCTAATTTGGTTATTGTATTTTTTACTTTTATTATTAAATAATTAAGTAAATGGCAAAAAATTTTACAGGAGAAGGCAAGCAATCTACATTTGGTCGTAATTTAATGAATTACGTAGCGTCAAAACTGCCTTATTCGGGGTTTGAAGCTATCGATACAGCTCACGAATCAAACCCGAAATTTAAATATTTCGAAAACCAAGGGGTAAGAAGACCAGAGGTCCTTGCTAAACATTCGATATCTCAGTCGAATGAATTTAATAATGAAGGCATAGGCCTTATAGACGCTGCAGGCAAGTTCAGCGATATGATGTATGCGAACGTTCAAAAGAACAAGCATGCAAGAATAAATGATTATCGAGTGATGGCGGCATTTGCAGAAATTGCAGACGCTCTTGATGAGATTTGTGATGAGGTTATTAATAAAGATGATAACGGAAATATTGTAAAAATTGAGCTACAGAGACAGTTTGAAGAAGATCTTTCATATGATGATAAAGAGCAATTGTTATCTGAATTTAAAAAATATATTAATTATTTTGAGCTCGAAAGAAAAGGATGGAGTTACTTTAGAGATATATTAGTTGAGGGTGAAGTGTATTTTGAGCATATTATACACTCCAAGCATGCAGATAAGGGTGTATTAGGCATTGTCCGTATACCTACCGAGCTTATAG